AGCGTAAGGAGCTTGGGCGTGTTGAGATGAAGGGCTGGTTTCAACGCTTTGCTTATATTCAGAGTGATGACTCGTTCTTCGACATGCAAGACAGGCGCGAGGTACCGCGCTGGGTCTTTAACGCGCTGTACCGCCATGTGAATTGCACATCCATTAACAGCAAACGCAAGATCGAAGCTGCAACGTGTTTCGATGAACAGCGCCAGGCCATGGGAGCGCGTACGCTCGTGGGTGTGACCTACGCTGCTGGCGAGTCAACGCTCGTGTCGCGTGACGGTGATGTGTTCGGCAACCGTTGGCGCGATGCGCGACCCGTGGTTGATAAAACGCTTGTGCGCGATATATCGCCATGGCTTGAGCACTGCGAGCGCCTTGTGCCTGAGCCTAGCGAGCGTGAGCACCTGTTTAACATCATGGCTTATAAGCTCCAGCACCCCGAAGTTAAGATCAATCACGCGGTGCTGCATGGCGGCGACCAAGGGTCGGGCAAGGACACTATGTGGGCGCCGTTCCTATGGGCCGTGTGCGGTCCAGGGCTGAAGAACAGGGGATTGCTTGATAACGATACGCTGAACCTCCAATGGGGTTATCAGCTTGAGTGCGAGGTTCTCGTGATCAACGAATTGAAGGAACCTGAAGCGGCAGCGCGTCGCGCACTGGCTAACCGCCTTAAACCGATCATCGCTGCGCCTCCAGAGATGCTGCCGATTAACCGCAAGGGCTTGCACCCTTATGACATGCTCAATAGGGCGTTCGTGCTGTCGTTTACTAATGATCCCCTGCCTATATCGCTTGACTCGCAGGACAGGCGTTGGTTCTGTATCTGGTCGCGTGCGCCTCGCATGGTCGATCGCCAGGCGCAATTGCTTTGGGATTGGTACAAGGCCGAAGGTTTCGTTTCAATCGCTGCGTGGCTGTATCAGCGCGACGTGAGCGCGTTTAATCCTGCTGCAACGCCCGCTTGGACTGAGTTCAAGTTCAACCTTATCGAGCACTCCATGAGTACGTCCGAATCGTTCTTGGTGGAGCTTATGCGTAACCGGCAGGGCGAGTTCGCGCGCGGTGTAGTGGGCTCGCCCTTCCATCTATTGATTGATCGCTTGTCCGGTGGCTTGCCTGCTGGCGTGAAAATCCACCAAGCTGCGCTGCTACACGCGCTGAAAGAAGCTAATTGGGTCGATGTGGGTCGATTAGCGTCGTCGGAATACCAAACGAAGAAGCACATTTTTGCGGTGCCTGAGTTGGCGTCCAAGCTGTCGAAATCAGAGCTTAGGCGTATGGTCGAAGAGACTGCGCCTACCAAGATGGCATTAGTTAGATAGATAAAAAAAGGCCCGTCGATTGACGGGCCAACTAGCGTGGGGATGCTAGGACAGGAGAAGTTCCAACGTCACAAGTCTAGCATTTCACTGATCAACCATGCAATAAGCGCGCCCAAGATTAGCATCAGCATAGCGGCATGGTCCAGGTTCTAAAGGCTTGTTGTTTTGCCATGGTATCGGCGCACTCTTTCGAGGGTGGTATCCAACCATGCCGACGCCACACTTGCTCGACAGGTATGCACCAGTCTCTAGGGTCAATCTGGCAGTTCATGAGGGTTAGCCACAATGGTGGCTTGTTTTCGTCTTCCATGGGGTTAGTCCTCAGCTAGTTTAAATGTGGCATAGAGCCAGCAACAACGTTCAAAGCCTTTATTGTCATGTCTTAAGTGCTCGGAAGGTTTATCAGTGCCAAGCGGAAACTTATAAAGGTCTGAGCACTCAAAGCCTTCCTTTTTCATGGCTTCGCATAATTCTCCGAACTTGTCTCTGCCAACGGCTACCTTAAAGCCAGTGCCAACATGCCCAACGGCAAGCCAGGACTCACAGGCTTCGATTTGTTTCATGATTGCTAATCGTTCATCCCATGATCTATTTGTGTATGCAAGTTTCATGCTGTGGTCCTTAGATGTTAAAAAACACGGCAGCGCCGAGCGCGACGCCGAACACGAGCGCAACGGCCCAATCAAGTAAAAAATCGATCATGTTAGTCCTTTCAAAAAATTGCTTCGCCGTAGGTTTCAACGGTCCTTTTGTCGCGTAGCAGTTTGATTTCGCGTCGTTTAAAGGTGTGCAATGATGGGAACGGCCAACCATTGCGCGACGGTATGCGCACAATGTATTGGCCTTCTTCTACGCGATCAATAACGCCGACGCCTAAAGGCGTCGTCACGCGTGTATCGGGTTTCACGGTTGGATTTGTGGGTAAATTGTGAACACGTACCCAAGGTTATCGAGCGTTGATCCAGCTATTGATAGCGTTTCGGTTAGTTGATCGGGCGCGTACTTTTGCAACAGCGCGCGAGCCGCTAGCGCGTGCCGTTGTTCGCAATTGAGCGCATGATCAAAAGGCACTGTAACCGCCCAAAGGGTTTTGTTATCGCGTCTCATACTAGCTTTAACGCGTGCGCCTTTGGTGTTAGTGGGGCCGATATATTTAGTGTGGATTGCAATGGGCATGATTGATTTTCCTTTAGTTGATTGGATTAGCCGACGCAATGCGCGCCCCTATGCGCCCGCTCTCACGGGCGCATAAAGTCGAGCACTAAGTTAGCTTGGCCCATGCAGGGATCATAGGCTTGTCATCACTGTCGACGCGCATGGGCATGACGATCACGATCGACTCATTACCCAAGCCAGTAACTTGCGCTGCGCTGCGTCCGTTGTGATGGATAACGACGTTGTGCCAATCGACGCCTAAGGCTTTGCGCGCGTCGTTGAGTCGAGTCATTAGTTCAAGATTGAAATGCGCAACTTCGCCTGATAACGTCGACGGCACGACGCGACGCCAATCGGGGAACTTGCCATCGACTAGCGTATTGGTGACTGATGTTAGACCCGTGATCTTGTACGTTGTGTTGTGTTTGATCATGACGCCAGGTCGATCGGGATCAGGCGTCGGTGCGGGTTCGGTTATTTCGATTGTGATCGGCAGCGCGTGCTTGCCTGCTTTCATAGGTTTAACCGCCTCAAGATCAGCGCGGCTGATAATGTATTCGCCTGTCAATTTGTTGTCGACGTCAGACGCAGGCACGGCTATTGACATGAGCATGTGCCCATCGGTAGCAACTAGCGCGACGCGATCACGCGTCGCATCAATTGCGATGCTATTGAGGTAGTAGCGCAGATCGCTTTTAGCTGCGAAGACTAATAAGGCTTTGATGATCGAATGGTCGATAGTGATTTTCATGATTGGCAATCCCCTGGTTGATTGATGAGACTTCAGTGTAAGACATTGTTTTGCAGATTGTCAAGTATGGGCAATATTGGTAGTGGTTTTGAAAGGGGTTAGGTAATGAAAAGAGGGTAAATTGCCAATGATTCGGGCTTGTAAGCGCCTGATTCGACGAGGCTTTTTCGGCTATTGGCAAAATTGTCATGTTTTTCTCAAAAAAAAGTCGCAGATTATTTATGTTACCTAGCTGCGACTTAAAACGGCTGACAATTTTGCCAATATTGCCAAGGTTTTGGCCCCGAGCACGGACGCCACGTCACCACGCCCGCACTCTCTTTGACGGTTTTCTCTCCGGTTATTGGCACTTTTGGCTATGGCAAACAAATAGCCAATATTGCCAATGATCTAAGGGCTATTGGCACTTTTGGCAATGGTCAAACGGATTGCCAATATTGCCAATATTGCCAATGGTCCAACCGCCCGACCGCCCGACCGCCCGACCGCCCGACCGCCCGACCGCCCGACCGCCCGCGCCACCAGGCATGGATCGTTATGCCGATTAGATCAGTCAATCGTTCTGTTTGCTAGATCGTTTCTGCTTTTGGCTTTTTGCTGGCGAAGCCCCCCCAGGGCCGACGGCCTGGCCGGTCGGAGCCGGTGGGTCCACAAGAAATTTTTTTATTTTTAAAAGCCTAACAGCAAGCCTGTATACAAAAGTATTAGAATGTCTTACGCTCGCGTTGTAACGACGCTAGGTCATCTTGGTAAAATTGTCACATGTTTAAAAGTCTCCCTCTTACAACGCGTGAAATCAAAGCGACAGAAGCGGTACTGGAGCGCATATACGACGCCGCGTATCTAGGTTTAAAAGAAGATTCGTTGGCGTTAGCAGCAGGGTTGTTACCTGTAGAGTACCGGCTCTTGAAACAGCATGACAAAATGGCCGAAATTGCCGAACTCAAGGGGCGCGCTGATAGTGAGCGTGAGCACAGCCAGCACATGTTGAACGCTGCGCGGAATGGTGACGCTAAGGCGGCGCTAGAGATACTGAAGCACACTCACGGCTGGGTCGCCAAGCAAGCCGTTAGTATTGAGGTGGACCAGCGCATCAGCGTGATTGACGCGTTAAGAGCAGCAGAGACGAGAGTCGATGAAGGTAAAGTAATCGACGTAACGCCACCAAGTGAAAAGCTAACCCATGCAAAAGCCGATATACAGTCCGGAAGACGAGCAACTGCTGATGACGCGGTTGTGGTCTCCCGCGATTAAAGACGACCCCGAAGCGTTTGTACTGTTTGCTTTCCCATGGGGGCAGGAAAACACGCCGCTAGTTAAGTACAGCGGACCGCGCATGTGGCAGCGTCAGGTGTTGCGCGACATCAAGGCGCACATACAGAAGAACAAAGGTCAGGTCGATATGGACACGCTGCGAGAGGCAGTCAGTTCAGGTCGAGGGATCGGTAAGTCGGCGCTGGTGAGTTGGTTGATTATGTGGATGCTATCGACAAGGATAGGGTCAAGCGTCATTGTGAGCGCTAATAGTGAGGCGCAGCTACGCTCGGTGACCTGGGGCGAGCTAACTAAGTGGTCAACGATGATCATCAACGCGCACTGGTGGGAGATCAGCGCGACCAAGCTGCAACCGGCGAAGTGGTTGTGTGACATCGTGGAGCGTGACCTTAGGAAAGGGACGCGCTACTGGGCGGCAGAGGGTAAGTTGTGGTCGGAAGAGAACCCTGACAGCTACGCGGGGGTACACAACCACGATGGGATGATGTTGATCTTCGATGAGGCAAGCGGGATACCAGACCCGATATGGTCGGTGGGGGCGGGGTTCTTTACAGAGAACATATTAGATAGGTACTGGTTAGCGTTCAGTAACCCACGGCGCAACAGCGGGTACTTCTTTGAGTGCTTCCACGCCAAACGTGACTTTTGGCGCACACGCCAGGTCGACGCAAGGACGGTAGAGGATACGGACAAGCAGGTCTATAAGCAGATTATTGATGAGTACGGTGAGGACTCAAGCCAAGCGCGGGTGGAGGTGTACGGTGAGTTTCCATCCAGTGGCGACGATCAGTTCATCTCATCCACGCACGTCGCAGACGCTGCGGCGCGGCCACGGTACAAGGACGAGACGGCGCCGATCATTATTGGTGTGGACCCAGCACGAGGCGGCGCGGACTCGACAGTGATCGTGGTCAGGCAAGGGCGTGACTTGACGGCGATCCATCGCTACCATGGCGAGGATACGATGACAATCGTAGGGCGCGTGATCGATGCGATTGAGCAGTACAAGCCAACGCTTGTGGTGCTCGATGAGGGTGGGTTAGGGTACGGTATATTAGATAGGCTGCACGAGCAGCGCTACAAGGTCGTGCGAGGGGTGAACTTTGGTTGGAAGGCGAAGAACCCTATTATGTATGGCAACAAGCGCGCGGAACTATGGGGCGCGATGAAGGATTGGCTTAAAACGGCGTCGATACCTAACGATAGAGCGCTGAAGTCTGATCTAGTTGGGCCTACCATAAAACCTAATTCGTCGGGTACAATTTTCCTCGAAGGCAAAAAGGAAATGAAAGCTAGAGGGTTAGCATCGCCAGACGCTGCCGACGCCTTAGCTGTAACGTTTGCATTTCCGGTTGCGCACAGGCAGTATGTCGAGAAACAAACTAATCGTGCGTACAACGCCAACGGCGTAACGACATCTTGGATGGGTGCTTGATGGCAACGAAAGGAAAATGATGCCACTTGTTAAATCGACCAGCAAAGAAGCCTTTCGTAAAAACATTAAGGCTGAAGTTAACGCGGGCAAACCTGTCAAGCAGGCTGTTGCAATTGCTTACAATACCCAACGTGCTGCGGCGGCTAAAAGGCCGAGCACTAAACCTATGACGAAGAAAAAGTAATGGCAACGCTTAAGCAAGACCCTACAGGTATTGAAGGCGCGGGTAAAGTATCTGCGCGCGGAGGGCCGGACCAGAAGGACCACCGCGACACGCTACAACTGATGCGCGATCGGTTACGCCAAGCGATCGGCGCGTACTCGGAAAGCCGCGAAGATGAGCTTGACGACTTGCGCTTTATGGCTGGCTCGCCCGACAATCAGTGGCAATGGCCGCAAGATGTGTTGGCAACGCGTGGGTCGGTGCAAGGCCAAACAGTTAATGCAAGACCTTGTTTGACGATAAACAAGCTACCGCAGCACGTTAGGCAAGTGACTAACGAGCAGCGCCAGAACCGGCCAAGCGGCAAGGTCATACCTGTTAACGATCAAGCCGACGTCGAGGTCGCAGAGGTGCTCGACGGCATCGTGCGACATATTGAGTACATGTCAGACGCTGACGTAGCGTACGACACCGCGTGCGAGAACCAAGTAACCTACGGTGAAGGCTATATACGCATTTTAACCGAGTATTGCTACGAAGATAGCTTCGATCAAGACATTAAGATCGCGCGCGTACGCAATAGTTTCAGTGTTTACATGGACCCGCTAATCCAAGACCCTTGCGGCGCAGACGCTGAGTGGTGTTTTATTACGGAAGACATGCTCAAAGAAGACTACCAGCGTATGTACCCCAACGCTGCGCCGCTGTCTTCGATCATGGCGCAAGGTATTGGTGACCAAGATATAAGCCAGTGGATCACGGAAGATACGATCCGTATCGCTGAATACTTCTATATTGCGCACAAACAAGACACGTTGTACCTCTACCCAGGTAATCAATCCGTGTTTAAAGGCTCTATGGAAGACCAGCAACTGAGGGACATGGGGCTTACACCTATACGCGAGCGTCGTGTAGACCGCAAAAAAGTCATGTGGATGAAAACCAATGGCTTTGAGGTGCTTGAGGAACGCGAATGGGCAGGTAATTGGATTCCGGTTGTACGGGTTGTGGGTAACGAATTTCAGGTTGACGGACGTATTTTCATCTCAGGGATTGTCCGTAACGCCAAAGACGCCCAGCGCATGTACAACTACTGGACCAGCCAAGAAGCTGAGATGTTAGCGCTTGCACCTAAAGCACCATTTATTGGTTACGGTGGTCAGTTTGAGGGGTATGAGTACCAGTGGAAAACGGCTAATACGCAAAATTGGCCGTATCTTGAGGTCAATCCTGACGTTACCGACGGTGCGGGGTCCATACTGCCGCTGCCACAGCGTGCAGCACCACCACTGCCGCAAACAGGGCTTATTCACGC